ATTTTTAATACTGTAATATTTGTTATTTAAGGATATAGCACCTTCAGGTATAAAATCTTTACGAGAAGTCCAGCCTTTAACGTCTTCTTTAAAGGAAACAGTAGTTCCAGTTTGAGTTAATGACGGGTTAAAATAATTAAGTTTAAGCTTATCTTTCCATTCATCTGTAAGATTATTAAGCGTAAGGTTATAAACGTCCTTATCGTCGTCGTATGAGCCTAATAACACGCTTGATGAGTGTAAGTTATCAGCAAAGAAATCACGCATATTAGCGGATGAAATTTCTTCTAACCCATTTCGTGATAATCTTAAAATAACACCTCTGTTTTTATCAGTAAAGTATGCTCTAAAACCATAAGTAGCAAAGCTCTCTGGGTTTTTAGATATACCATATTCACCAAGGAAAGGTATTGATTGCCCCAACACGGCTGTATTACCTACAATGTTTGTGTTACCATCAGCATTAAATAGCGCATCTTTATTTGCTAATACCTTAAGAACTTTATCTTCACAGAAAGCAATTAAGTCAGTATCTCTTGAGTGCAGCTTTTGAACACTTGTATAATACGGGTTTAAATCTTTAGTTATTGGTTCTGCAGCTATAAACTGGTTTAACCTATTAATACCAGAAGTAGAATTAAATATTTGTGAGAATATTAAACCTGTGGCTTTTGTTTCTTCGCCATACGCCTCGTCTAAAACAGTTGAAACAACAGGACCCTTGTCTATACGGGTTGCATTGAAATCATCACGTATACGATCAGATTCTACGCCTTGCCCAAAAGAATAGCAATTAAACCAATCTAGTTTTTGTAATGGTTGGTGAGCAGCCATAGTGCTACCGGCATTTTGTATTTCATATATATCGCTAGCTGAATAATATAAGTCTAAATCAACAGCTTCCTTTGGGTAAGTTTCAAATATAGCAGGATTATTAGATGTGTATGTATCCGCATCTACCGCATATAGTCTTAAAAATTCTACACCTGTTCTTGTCGGGTTTGCCTGTCCAGTATTAATAGGTGGTAAACCTACAGACGTAGCTATAGGCTTATCTATTTTTATATTCCATCTTACAACTCGTCGGCTACCATATTTACCAGAACCATGTCTACCAGTTCTTCTACTAGCAACACAGTACGCCGAGCGATAGCTCATTGTTATATTGTAAGTATGAGAATCAAGCTCTTTATCTGGATCGTCTGTAATTCTAAATATACTACCTGCTGTGTCTAACGCTTTAGCAAAACCTATATGATGGCCAGCGCTTGGTTGATTAGTTGGCCAATTCCACCAAATACCTTTTCTATTGTAGAAAGCTTTAGATTGTTTCCAGGGATTACCAAATCCGTGAAATGATATGGTTAAATTTCTAGATCCTACATCTATACCTAATCCTTGATATGGTCGATCGTCTTGATTACCACGCTGATATTTAACATCAGGAGACGCTCTTCTTCTTACATCTAATGGAGATGATTTATCCCAAAACCATCCTTTACTATTATCCGGGGCTGTATCTCTCCAGAAACTACTCTTACCGCCTTTTTGTATATAGGCTACTTCTTTTTGGTATTCTATAGTTAACTGCGCGTCTTCAGCTTTTTTAATTATACGTTGTTCTAAAGCGTTGTCTTTGTATATTTTTACAAAAAATCTACCTTGATATTCAGGTTTATTTTCAGATCTAGATTGATATATTGCTATGTCTAAGGGTATACCTGTTTGTCCTTCTGGTATAAAGTCTAAGCTTTCATCAGTAGGGAATCTAAGTTGAATTCTATATATATTACCTTGTTTTTTTATCCATTCTATTTCAAAATAATCAGATATATTTGAACCAGAAAGTATTCTACAAGAAAGATTGTTCTCTTTGTTTAAATCAGCTAATCCACCACCGGATCCCGTACCGTCTTCTTTACCGTCAAAATCATCTTCGGGTATTTCAAAAAACCCTTTGTTAACTTGAGGGTATCCCGATCCCGTAAACTCTGTAGTTTGCCTACCAGCTTGGTGTCTTCTTATTTTAACAGCATCTGGCGCTTCGTTTGATATAGCTAATATCTTATATCTAGCGGTTTCTTCAATAAACGAATTGTTGTCATGCTCTTTTTTAAGCTCCAAAAACGTTTCTTCGTCGACTTTATTCCTGTCGGCAGACGGAAAAGACAACCATACACTACCATCTTCTGGCAGATAAAATCTATCTAATGCTAAGTTATAATACTCGTTAGATGTTTCTTTTACATAAAACTTGTAATGTGTTGCCCACTTTGGCGGGTTTGAAAGCATACCTATCTCTATAGTATTGTATAGGTCTGCAAATTCTTTCGCTAATGATCTACCACCGCTATCATTTGTAAATACCGGCGTTTGCCTACCGTATTGGTCTAAATATACCACACCCATTTGATATGTGCGCATAGACTTTAAAGATGGCACCGGCGTAGAGCCGTCGGGATCTGATGATATATTTATAAATTGCCCTGGGTTATCTGGGTCTTCAATGATATCTTCATTTTTTGTAGGATCATGCACAATACTAAACTCAAAGTTTGGTATAACCTCACTGTCAGCGAAGTCAACCATGTCAAAGTTTTGTGTGTAGTTACCGTATATAATTCTATTCCCAGTAATTTCTTGAGCCAACGCTTTTTTAGGAACGTTATCATAAGGTCTTAGTAATTGGTTAGACGGCAATAAAGAAGATATAAGCTCTGTCTCTATTTTAATTCTACCGCTATAACCTGTTGCCCCGCCTTCTTGATAGCTTGTATCATTCCATTGATTATATGATTGGCCAGGTAAATTTGGCGCAGTTTTTTCTATAGTGTCAACACGATACACATTGGTACTGTTTGATTCTTTGTAAAGTATATCTATAGCTATTACATCATCAGGAATGTTAGGCGTAATAAAATCCCTTACTTCTAAGACTCGTATGTTATTAGTCATTGCCAAGTTATAACCATCAACACCTGTATACTCAAACTCATCACCTGGTATAAATGCTATCTCTGTAAAAGGAGAAAATGTGGAAAATTGGTTATCATCGTACTTATAACGATATGCGAAGCGAGGAAATTTAAACTCAAATAATGGATCGTCTTGTTCCAGTTCTACATCAAACCCTTGTGGCCCCGCGGGTAGATCCTCACCTACGCTTTGTAATTCACATATAGCCTGCGCTTCTGAAACAACTTGTGTAACTTTTACTCTAGCTTGGAATTCTCTTAAGAAATTATCGTCGGGATCTTGTATTGTTAATAATAAAAAGTCACCTGCTATATAGTCTACTGCGTTTGTCCAGTTTAAAGTTATAACAGTACCGAAGTCCATAGAGATCGTTTCATCAGGATCATCTTCTGGGTCGGTAGACAGTGTGTTAAACTCAAATGTAGTAGTTGTTTCTATCTCACCATCCCTAACAGTATTCTTTTTATATATAGTTGGTCGTAAAAGAGGTGATTTTTTTATAACAGTAATATCAGCTTCTATGAAGTTTCTGCCGAATATTTGTGTGTGTGTAGCAAAATCAGATGAACCCTCTTTAAATTTCTTTATTTCAATTTTTTTAGGCTCAGTTTGGTTATCTGTAAAAAATAAAAACCCTTCGAGTATGTTTACACCCGTAATTAAAAAGTTTTCATTAAACCCAAGTATACCGTTTTTATCAACTAAAATAGGGAATACAACATCTCTTATTTGGTCATATTCAACAATAGCATCTACGCTCTGTGATGTAATAAACCAATATATCTTTTCTGTGGTTGCATCTTTTACGGTACCTATACATTTAGCGTCAGCAGGTATATAAGCCAGTCCAGAGGCTGCCCATGTGGTATGCAGCGTAGTTATATCGTTTAAAGTACGATTGACCATCTGAACATTACCAACTAATGTCTGTAATGCACCGACGTCTGAGCCTTCGGATGTAGCTACCTCTAGGTTTAACGCATCCCTATACTCGCCATTTGGAACTAAACGCTCATCAAGGTCTTTATTCATTTTACCCTTGAGAAACGTATGAATCAATTCTGGCATATTCTAGTGTTTTATTTGCTTAGACTTACCTCGCATAACCTGCGTTAGTTCTTCTAGCTTAATATTTGATAACCTTAATTTAGCATTACGCTTTGATGCTCTTGCCTCTTTTTTATATCTTTGTACAATATACTCTGGTATTGCAGGGCGCGTTGAAACTATAGCGTAGGCTATATATTTATATAAAGCTTCTTCTGCAAACTTATGTATTTTGCTTTCTTCGTCAGTGGCTAACCCATCTGATATATATTTTATTGAAACTATTTGACTTACACAATTTGAACTAAAGTGCATAACACCTCTTATAGGGTCTATAAAGAATACCCCGTTACTTTGCGAATATTCTGGATCTAAACCGTATCTGCGGCCCGCAGATGTTCCGCGCATAAGGTCGGCATTGTTTATATTTTGAAAATCTGTGTCAGGTGTACTGCCCTGTCCTTCTGATCTTCTAAATCTTTTAAAAGTTTCTGATGGTGTTGCTGTTACTATTTCACGAGTCTGCTCGTCAAATATGTACTCATATTCGTTATCTTGAACATAAGGCAAAGGATCGCCTGTTTTTCTTGCGGGGTATAATATTCTTTCTATACCAGATTCATCTGTCATTGCAACTTTTACATAGCCAACAAAGTCTTGAGGTAACGGCACATATAATGTGGGTCCAACCTCTACTTCAATCCATTTAGAAGATGGTAATATATCAAAACTCATTTCAGCTAATCCGCGTTGTGCGTGGAAAGCTACATCAGTTCTTTTAATTTTACTAACTAGTTTACCTTCGCCAACATAAGATATTATAAAGTTATTTATAATGTCTTTTAAAGAAACAGCCTGGTAATCACCGTAATTCTCATCGTAACTATTCCATATGCCATCTGGCCCTAAATAGTACTGCTCATTATTTTGATATAGTAAACCCATCTATTATGCTTTTTCTTGTTGTGTATTCTTAATTTCTTCACCTGCTGCTATTTGATACATTTGAATATCTTTAACAACTAACCCAGCCATCTCTAATACTTTTATTACAAGCTCAGTCTCTTCTGACGGATCCAGCTCAAAGTCTTGTGAGTATGTTGCGTCATACAGCGCTTCACCGTACACCATTTGATATCTCCATTCTACCTTAGCTGGCTTACGTATATAATTACACTTTACAGCAGAAGTTAATTCGGTATCGCCGTATACATTAATAGTATTGTTTTTAGAAACATATATAGGTCGAATATTTTTAGGCTTAGTTAATGGAGAGGAATTAATATATAAAAATTCATTACCATTTATACGCTCCGCTTCAATGTCTTCATTAAGAGTTTGCCTGTATATAGTAGGGTTGTTTTCCGGAAAGTTTGCTTCCTGAGTTGGCGACGGGTAAAGATCCCTAGTTGTTGTATTAGTAAATATAACAGTGCCAAGTCTGTACATATCCGTAGGAAACGGAAAGTAGCTATTTGTTTCGTCGTATGTTAAGCTATCTTGCGTTTCGAATATAGCTATTTTTTTATTTAATATATCGAGCATGTCGGAATACTCTGTGTCATTCCCTGGCGTTCTGCCAAACTGATTTATATCGTAAAAATATTGTTCAAATAAATCTAATTGTGCTTGATTTGCAAACAGGTTAAACTCCTGAGGCGTAACATACCCTCGTTGTTCTTTATTGAGTATGCCTAATACTCTTTGATAAACAGTATCTATACTTACGCTCATATTTTTTTATTTATAGTAATTAGGCCACCCATAAGATGGCCTGACCACTATGAGTGACTATTTAAGTCTTTTTTGAATTGTCTTATAGACTTCTACACCTTCGTCTGTTTTAAACCACGCTGCTAATGCAGAGTATGGATTTTCATCAAAAGGAACAGTCATAAGCTTTCTATCGCCGTCTCCATATGTAAATGTTCTTTGATCAGCTGATAGTTTAATCAAACCTGCTTCTACAGATTTAATACCAAAGTTTCTTAATTGTACGTTATCATCATTAGCTAACTCAACAAATAGCAATGGATTTCTTTTTGCAAATATTAATCCATCTCTTTTTAATTCGCTGCTTGATAACTGATTAACTGATGTACCAAACTGTACTCTTAATATAGCTTCCATTTGTTCAACGTCTAGTGTCTTAGCTAAGTTAAGCGCTGCAATTTCTGCTTCAATCCAATCTAGTTGACTTGCTGCTTGCTGTTGAGGCTTATACTCTTCCCACACTTCGTCTTTCATGGGGTGGTACAATGATAATAGCTTTTGTAAAACTTGATTTTCTTTTGGAACATTTAATGCCCCATTTCTGAAAACAATACGCCCTAACGTTGCCGTTCCTTTTTGTTCATCAACAAACGGAGTGGGTTGGTTTGTAGCGTATTTTAATTCACGTTGATATCCTTTATCAGCATCAAACCAAAGTAATGGTTTTCTTGCGCTGTGTTTGGATGGTATTGTGAATACTAATGGACGCTTATTATTTTTAAGCGTATATAATCTATCTTTAACTTCCCAAGATTGAATTACAACCTCGGCTTCTTTCTTTTTTGACATGATATAATATAATAAAAATGTTAATAAGAGTAATAACTACCCCCGTCAGTTCAACGAGGGTAATTACTACAGGTTTTCTAACTTGTTGCTTTCAACAATACGAAGTTGTTGGCAGCTTGAACACACAACGCTCTTTCAGATAAGAAGTGTACGTTCATTTCGTCAGCGTCAGAAGTATAGTTACCTCCTACTGATCCAGTCACCCAAGACTTCATTCTACGGTCATCAGCTTCAGAAGCTCTGTAGCGGATGTGTAGGAATGGTCGAGAGATGTTCTTTCCGAGTTGCTGATCGTAAACTGTAGAAGTTCCAGCAGGAACTAGTACACCTTCAACATCTGCAACTAATCCACGAGTTGTAGAATCGTTTAGATATTTCCAGTCAGTTTTGTAGAAATCGTAAGAACCTCTTCGGAATCCTGAGAATCCAAGGTTTAGCGCCATGTCTTCTGAATTGTCGAATACACCGTAAGATGTACCGCCAGCTCCGTAAGAATTTTGAGCAGCCAACATATTGTCAATCGCTAGTGAAGTACCACGATCTAAGAAAAGCATGTTTTCTTCGATTGATCCTTGCTTATCTAGCTCAGCTAAAATAGTATCAAAGTCCGCAAGACCTGCGCCACCAGCAGCGTTGAAGTCAGCATCAGTATAAACTAATCCTCTATCTTCAAGAGCAGCAAATAGACCTTCAGATCCTGTTACGTTAGTACCACCTCCAAAACCAGCAGCAGCAGTAATGTTTCTTACTGTGCCATCGATGTTTAAAGATTTTTCAGCTTCGACCATAGCCATTTCAAGTTGATCTTCGAAACGGATACGAGCTTCGTGCTCAGACTTTAAGTACCAAAGGTAACCAGAAGTTCCAGCCTCAGTAGTTACTTCTACCCAACCAATTTGAGCAACATCAGAACCATTTACATTATACTTATCTCTAAGAATAATTGGTTTGTTGTTGAAGGTTGTGAAAGAAGCGTCAATTGAGTTACCAGCATTTTCAGTTCCTTTAGCGTACTCAGAACCATAAACAAACACCTTAACGTCAGCACCAGTCATTGTAAGACCAGCAACCTCGCCGTAAGTGTCAACAGTTACAGTTTGTCCAACTACGTCTTGTACATATGCTTTTTGAGTAATGAAGCCTTTAGATACAACAAGTGTCATTCCTTTTCCAATCAAGTGACCAGCAGGGAATGTTAAAGTTGTAGTAGAAGCTACTTCAACGTCATCATAAGCAATGTGTAAACGTCCTTGTTCTGACCAAGTAATTACGTCAGAAGCCATAGGCATTTCAGCGCCTACCATACGTAAAAATCCAGCAATAGTACGATTTCCATATCGTTCTACTTCCTTCTCATATACCTCAGGCAAAAATTGTTGCGTGAAGTCTAAGTCCGCGACAGAAAGGTAGTTGTCTCCAAACAATCCCTTAATAGGTCGTGGGGTTAAATGTGCGAGAGCCGTTGGGCTCCCAGTAAAAGATCCAGCCATTTTATTAATTTTTTAATGGTTAATTATTTTCGTTTTTTAACTTTAAAACTACTCGTGCTTACTGCATCATTATTAACCGCGCGTATCGTCCAACCATTTTGTGTTGTTACTTTTTCGTGTCCCCGTCTCGGGTCCATATCAACATTCTTAGTTCTCGACATGCTATCCTTTACTGCATCGGCTTTGCCTTGCTCGTAAAAGTGGTTTGCGATTGCATCAGCATTCATAGCTGTAAATAGCGACTTATGATAACCCTTAGCGTCTGACATTTCATTTTTATCGTTCAAAAACTTTTTGACGAAATTATTAATGTCGCTTTGGGTTGTCTTTACGTCTTCAGTATTTTTAATTTTAAACCTATACTTCTTGTCTCCTACAGAATAGTCAAAACCTTTGAAATTCTGATTAAAAACGTTTTCGGTTTCAGTTAAAAATATTTTCTTTTGCGATTCAGCTACTTTAGTAACCTCTTCGTTTTCTTTATTATAGCGATTGAAAAATTCAACTGCTTTTTGCTGGTCCTGTGTTAAATTAGATCCAGCTTTAATATTTTCGTAATACTTAGATTTTAAACCTTCAAGATGCTTTTTAGCTTTAGCAGCTTCTTCTTTAAAGGCTATTTTAGCTTTTCTAATATCCTTGGGTTCATCTAACTCTTCGTCATATGAAAAGTCTTCCATAAGGATATCAATATCTTCTTTATCTAAATGAGGCTTTGTCGTTTCATAAAATTCACGAATTAATTGCCCTTGATTTAATTTAGAATAATCAGTATTTAATTTTACGTAATCATCAAGGCTACCCCCTGTTTCATTCATAAAGTCTACAACTTTTTGAATATTTTCCGGTAACTCAATGCCGGTTTCATTTGACTCAGCTACAGCTTCTTCAACAATTTCTTTCGCTTCTTTAACTGTAGGTGCAGGTTCGTCTTCTTCTGTTACTTCTTCAAGTACACTTACTTCTTCTTCGGCGTCTTGTATTTCTTCAACCACTTCTTCGCTGTCTGTCGCGTCTTCGGGTTGTCCGACAGCAGCATCGCTGTCATCTGAGCTTTGCTCTTGAACGGCATCTTCTTGTGGTTTATTTAAATCTGATAAGTTAACTTTTATTGTACCTTCTTCGTCCTGCGTTACAGGGCCTGTAGGTTTTTCCTCAACAACTTCTTTTTCAGCTGTTGTTTGATCTTGGGTATCTTCTTGTACCTCAAGAACTTCTTCTTGGTTTTCTGACATGATAAAATATTATATAATTATACATTACTATTATTACTTAGGTTCGAAGGTTCCTAAGTCAAACCCTCCGCCAATTATATCGTTTCCGCCGGATTCGAAGTTTTTTGGTGGTGTATTGTTTTTTCTTTGCTCAATTAATTCACTTTGTTGAGAAGCTTCCATTTTTGAACGATCATCTTTTCGATCTTCTTTTTGAGATTCTCTTTGTTTTAATATATCGGTTTCCATACCTTTTAGCTGTAGGTTATACTCAAACTCTTGCGCCATTAATTCTTTTTTGGCTGTTACCTCAGCTTGTAGCTTTTGTATGTCTAATTGACCTTTAAGTTGTTCTAGTTCTGCTTTCTGAGCAGTTAAAGCTTGATTCTTTTGAACCTCAGCTTGCGCAGCAACTTGTTGTGCTTGAGCGTTTGCTTGTGCCTGTGCTTGTATATTTTGTTGTTGCATCGCTTGGTCACGCTCTTGCTTTTTCTTACGTTTTATTTTAAGAAGCTGATTTGCTAGTTTTAAATTTTGCACTTCTCTAATATCGATTGCATCGTCTAAATCAATTAACCCCGCTGATAACGCGGTTTGTATATTATTCTCAAGCATTTGTTTTTCTTCTTCATCTGGCATAAGTGTTAAAAATATACCAAAATCGTATAGATGCAAATTGCTCATTTCCGAGAGGGTAGCTACATTGTGAGCCCCTATTTTTTGTATAAACGCTTCTCTAGCTGGAGAATATTCTATTATATCGGATACTCTTAATGATAAGCATTCAGCTAAATGAGCTGTTATATATAACCCAGCTTGCATTATATGTCTTGTTGCTGTGTTGCTATTAGCTGCTGCTATTTTTTGTATACCCACTAAAGCTTTGCTATCAGGCATACTGCCGTCTCTTGCTTCGTTTAACCCGGTTACGTCACGTATCATTTGCAAGTAATAGTTGTAGGTATTTATTAAAGCGCCTAGCTTATTACCACCACTACCACTTGTGATTTCTTGAATAGGTATTTTACCTGGATTCATGTCGCCGTCTTGCGTAAACGATCTACCAATTACAGAACCTGTTTGGAAAAACATATTTAATGCTTCCTGCGGATTGTAATTTGTTCCATTACCCAAATCTATTTCGGCTAACCCGTCGGCATCAAGATAAACACCATCTGGTACCATACGAGACATTACTTGCTGTAACTTTAAATGCGTTAATTGAATCATATCAGCAAAACCAGTAATACGGCTTACTAAAGATTCAATCTTACCTTTATACATTCTAGGCGCGTTAATACTATAATTTAAAAGTACTTTAGAACTATCACTTTTAGGACGCATCATATTTTTTGCTAGTTCCCATTGTAATAAATAATCAGTGCCTAATACTAACACCCCTTCGTATAATACTTCAATAGACCTAGATAATTTGCCAAACTGTTGTTCTAATACTTCAACAGGCGGGTCAAATGTGTCGTCGCGTAACAAAACTTTAGAAGCGCCAGTTGCGCTTTCTTTAATTTTGTAAACCTCATTCATGTATGTTTTATAATTAAAATACAATACTTGAACTGTGTTTGAATCCGATTCGTTATAATTAGATATTGTTCTATCGTAAAAGCCATTGTTTTGATAACCTGTCTCAGATATTCTTTTTAAATCTTCGTCAGTTAAATCAGGAAATTGCTTTTTAATTTCATTAATAGGTACGTTTCTAACCTCGCCACAATAATATATATCATCAAAATAAGGTGATTCTGTATATGACCATACTAAATTAGCAGGGTCAACATAATCAATAACAACACCTTCTGATTTTGAAAATCTGTTTTTCACAGCGCCAATACCTATTGTTGTTAAATCATATACAACACGCTTCTTAGTTAAATCATAATTATTTCCTTCTAATAAAACGTTTATAGCTTGCTCCTCCGCTATCTCCACAGCTTGCTTATAATTAAGCTGCATATGTACGTCTAACTCTTCTTGCGAATCCGGTAGCATTTCCGGAGGATTTTCATATAAGTTAACACCAAAGTTTTCTTTTGCAAAATCATTTATTTCTTTTGTTTGCAAATCTCTAACTATACTGTTTAAGTAATCTGTACGTTTTGAAACACCATAAGGATCTTGTGAAAACGCTTTTATATCAAATGTTCTTTCAGATATACCATTTACAACTATGTCAACAAACTTAGGTATAATCGGAACCGGCTTCCAGTCTATATTTAAATATGATAAATCGCCGTTAATAGACAATTCATCTTTATATTTTTGTATTGATTGTTCGCCCCTAGAATATAGTCTTAATTGATGAAATGTATTTTGATTACTTTTATATCTATTAGTACCAGAATCTGATTTGAACCATTCGTCTTGAATCGCCCTACCAACTCTTAAGCCATATTTAACCGACATTTTTTCTTGGTCGCTAGCAACTTGGCTTGGAAAAAAACTATTTATAACTGACTCAGCCATACTTTATTTTATTATTTCCGATATTGAACCGGCGTTTTTATATTTTGCAATATTTAAGTTTAACTTTGGTTTTTGCACATTTGGGTTAGGTCTATACAGATGTCTGTTACATGCCATTATTGCTAACCCTGAGCTAATAGCCGCATCAAATTTTGTTCTTTTATTTATATCAAACTTAGCCCAATCGTTCAATGTATTATTAAAGTACATTGTTCCATATTGGCCATCAGCTTTAAGCCCTACGTGTGTTTGAATATAAGTTTCAATAGCAGCAGCGTGCGCTTGCTTAATATCTTCAGACGAGTTAGGTATCCCGCCTATTTCTCTTTCCGCAACTGAAAGCTTTGTATATAACTTATCAGGTCTATTCATAGAGTAACCCCTATAGCCTCTCCGTTTTAAATAATAAAGCAATCGTGGTTTATTATTCTCACAAAGCAATGGCATACCGTAAAACACTAAAGCCATTAATACGTCTTCAAAAAACATTTCAGCGGTTTGAGGCCTTGCTACATATTCCAAAAAGAATGAATTAGGTGGAGCATCTTCCATACTAAAAGACGTTAACCCATGTAGCGCTCCTTTTGATCCTCTGCCGTCTGTGGTACCTGATATATCGTAACTATCACATCCAAAAGCACCAATGTGTTCGTTGCCTGGATGCTTTATACCATTTTTAATTACCTGTTTATTTTGCAATCCAATTTTAGGAACCCACGAAACTTTAAATCTTCCATTAGGGTTTGGGCTAAACATTACTTTTGAATCTTTAACACCATGCTCCCAATTAAAACTACCAGTTGTAATAACGCCTGTGCTTTTTAAATCTTCGTTGTAATCTATTTGTTCGTATATTTTTACTAAGTTAAATATACTATTTTTAGTTTCATCTCGAAACGCGTGCTCCTCTGTACGCGGGAACTGTCTGTAAAACTCATTTAAAGCATCCTGGTCGCCTTTTAATCCTTCGACCTCATTATCCCAGTGTTCAATAACCCCGACTTCGATAGCGTCTCCGTGTGGTCCAACGCAATCTTCTGGTGGGTTTTCGAATACAGGCATTCCATAATCGTCAATGAATCCTTCGTAATTCCATTCCATAGGTATGAACAAAGAATATAATCCTGACTTAGTTTGTCCATTGCGGTTTCTTTTTGTAACATCTGAGTCATTATAAAGTTTTTTAAAGTTCTCACCGCCTTTGTCTAACGCGTTTGAGGTTGAACCCATCATACATTTACCTATGACTCTACTACCTAGCCTTAATGTTGTTTTTGTAACCCTCCAGTTGTTGAGGATGTTGTCAGGCCTTTCCCATTTGCCCGATTCATCGTGGACGAGGAGTTTAAGCTTCTCTCCATCGTAGGAGTTATCACCCGTGTTCTTCCAGTCGATCGTTGTGTCCAATCCTTCAAGTAACTCCTGGTCTTGTTTATTTTGTATGGATTTTCTAGTGAGTCTACTGGCTGGTATTCTATAGGCAAGCTCGGTCTTGGGGCGATCCATACCGTCTTGGATGGGCTTGAAAAAGAAGGGGTAGTTAACGGATATTGGTACAACCTTATCTGTGAACATCTTCTTAGCATCGGCTCCAGACTTTGACAAGATACCATACCGTGCATCTGATGTAATTGTTGCCAAATTAACGGTTTCTGCTGAAGACATAAATGAAAATCCTGAACGACGGTTTTTAAGATAGCACATTCCATAAGATCGTGAGTCGGCTTTACTAGCTTCCCAGAATATAAAGAATAGTCTGTTTGCTTCCCTAAAGTCTGGCTTCCCAACGTCAATCTTGCTCCACTGCAAGTACATAAAGTGAGTGCCAGTAATGTAAGTAGCCACACCTTTATTATTGAACCAATGGCCTTCTTCTCTGCGTTTAAATTGTTCATCTATATATGGTTCCCATTTTT